TTTTGGGAGGGGATCAGCATGGGCAGTCCAGGGAGGCCGCCCAAACCGTCAATAGTGAAGGCTCTTGAGAACAACCCGGGAAAACGCCCGATTACCGTAGAGGTCCGGTATCGCGAGGGGTTATCCGCGAAGCCGCCGACATGGCTCTCCAGGGAAGGGAAGAAACTTTGGAAGCACCTGGTGCCTCAGCTGCTGGAGATACCGGGCCTGCTGCAGCTGGTGGACAGAACCGCAATGGAAACCCTCTGCGAGAGCTATGCCATCTGGAAGCAGGCCGTCCAGACGATTCGGGAAGAGGGTACAACCTATACCGGAGTCACCAAGGGCGGCTACGAATACATTACGGAGCGGCCGGAGGTCAAGATCGCGGCGAAGCACCAGAAGCTCATGATGGAGGCCCTGGCGGTTTTCGGCTTCACGCCGGCAAGCCGGACGCGGATCTCCATACCGCAGCCAGCCGGAGATGATGGCTTTGACGCCCTCTAGGCGGCGGGCACCTGCCCGGGGAAGACTGCAAGAGCTTATCAAGACGGCGCGGGACGAGGGATGGGCACAATGGATAAGGTCAGAGGCAGACGAGAAGGCAGTTCTGAAGGGCTGCTTTTTTGATGTCCAGGCGGGGGAACGGGTCTGCACGTTCTTTGAGAAGTTCCTGCGCCACTCGAAGGGACAGTGGGCGGGGCAGCCGTTTGTTCCGCTCCCCTGGCAGCGGGAGGATATCCTGTTCCCTCTTTTCGGGTGGAAGCAGCGGAACGGCTTCCGTCGGTTCCGGGTCGCCTACATAGAGGTGCCCAAGAAAAACGGCAAGTCGACGCTTTGCGCAGGCATGGGGCTCTATCTTCTGACGAAGGATGACGAGCCCGGCGCGGAAGTGTATTCGGCAGCTGCCGACATCGACCAGGCCAGCATCGTCTACAGGGAAGCGGAGACAATGGCCCAGAGTTCCCCGGCGCTGGCTAAGCGGCTGAGGATCTTGCCGTCGAGGAAGAACATCCTTTACCCGGCAATGAACAGTTTTTACCGGGTGATCTCCGCCGACGCCTACACCAAGGAGGGCTACAACATCCACGGCCTGCTCTTCGACGAGCTCCATGCCCAGAAGACCAGGGCATTGTGGGACACGCTCCGGTACGGTGGCTCGGCTCGGCGGCAGTCCCTCCTGGTATCGATCACCACCGCCGGCTACGACAGGCAAAGCATCTGCTGGGAACAGCACGAGTACGCGGAGAAGGTTCTCAAGGGGGTCATCGAGGACGAGAACTTTTTCGCCTACATTCGGGCGGCAGACAAGGACGATGACTGGACTGATCCCGCCGTCTGGAGAAAGGCCAATCCGTCGCTGGGGGTGACCATCGACGAGACGGCCTTTGCTGCCGAATGCCGGGAGGCAAAGGCGTCGCCCAGGAAACAGAACGCCTTCAAGCGATACCGGCTGAACATCTGGACCTCTGCGGAGACCCAGTTCCTGGATTCGGATGCCTGGAAGAAGTGCAAAGGGGACCAGGACCTTGAGGCCATGGCCCGGCGGCGCTGCTGGGCCGGGGTGGACCTTTCTTCCACGACGGACCTGACAGCCTGTGCGCTGGCTTTTGAGGCGGATCCCGACGGGTTCATCGACGTTCTGGTCTGGACCTGGGTGCCGGGGGAGAACATCGAGAAGAGGGCCCGCGACGATGGTGTCCCCTATGACCTTTGGCGCGACCAGGGATGGCTGGAGGCTACCGAGGGGAACGTCATCGATCACGACCTCATCCGGATGAAGATCCGCGACGAGATCAAGACCGAGTTCCCCCTTCTGCAATGGGTGGAGTTCGATCCCTGGAACGCGACTAAGTGGGCGGTAGACCTGGAGGGTGACGGGGTACCGGTCAAGGAGTGCCGGCAGGGTTTCAAGACAATGAGCCCCCCGACGAAGGAGCTGGAAAAGCTGGTCATCGGGGGCAAGCTGAGGCACAACGGCAACCCCGTGCTGGGATGGTGTGTCGACAACGTTATGACCGTATCGGATCCGGCGGAGAACATCAAGCCGGACAAGTCGAAGAGCAAAGAGCGGATCGACGCCGCAGTGGCGCTGATCATGGCGCTTAAGGGGTTGCTGTCCGAAGCGGATATAGAGGAGTCGGTTTATGAGACCAGAGGTGTTGCGGCCATCTAGGAAGGGGGCGCGAGAGTGAATGTAGTAAAAAAATTTACCCGCTATCTGCGCAGCAAAACGACGCTGAAGGAGCCCGCGTCTTGGCTGGTCAGATGGTTCGGCGGAGGAAGGGATTCCCCTTCCGGACTGATGGTGTCTGAAGATGACATGCTGAAAGTATCTGCCGTCTTTGCGTGCGTGAACCTGATATCGAACACCATCGCCTCGCTTCCGCTTCCGACCTACAGAAGGCTGATCCCCAGGGGAAAAGAGAGGGCTCACGATCACCACCTCTATGACCTGCTGGCATACGAGCCCAACCCGGAGATGAGCAGTTTCGATTTCCGGAAGGTTCTGCAGTCACAGCTGGAGCTTTACGGCAACTGCTATGCCGAGATCGTGCGGGACGGAAGGGGATACGCGATAGAGCTCTGGCCCATCCCGTCGCAGTTAGTAGAAGCCCGAAGGGACAGACAGAAGCGGCTCTTTTATGAAGTTTCGGTCCCGGACGGCCCCCCCAGGGATATCTGGGCCGTCGACATGCTGCACATCCGGGGATTGAGCGGCAACGGGATCCAGGGCTTTCAGCCCCTGATATATGCCCGGGAGATGGTGGCTCTGGCCCTGGCAGCGGAAGGTTATGGAGCGGCATTCTTCGGGAACGGGGCCGTGGCTTCAGGGATCGTCGAAATGCCGGGCAAGCTGACGGATAAGGCGCTGGAGGATTTCAAGCGCGATTTCAACGAGAAATACCAGGGGTTGGGGAAGGCTCACCGGATCCTGTTCCTGGAACAGGGGCTCAAGTTCCACCAGGTGACCATTCCCAATGACAACGCCCAGTTCCTGGAGACCAGAAAGTACCAGGTGGAAGAGGTGGCGAGGTTCTTCGGGGTTCCGCCTCACAAGATAGCGGACCTCGGGAGGAGCACCAACAACAATATCGAGCATCAGGGCATCGAGTATGTCCAGGACTGCATAAGGCCGAGAGCCGTCAACTGGGAGCAGCAGATCCGGAGGGTCCTGATCCCGGCTCCGGACAAGAATCTGTTTTTCGTGGAGTTCGTTCTTGAGGGGCTTTTGCGCGGAGACGTAAAGAGCCGCGCCGAGTACTTCAAGGCGGGCCGGAATGATGGGTGGCTCAGTTCCAACGATATCCGGGAACTGGAGAACATGAACCCGATCCCGGAAGAATTGGGCGGGGACGATTACCTGATCAACGGGAACATGGTTCCCATATCACAGGCAGGGAAGGGGGGTGCTGCGGATGGGTCGAGTGTTGGAGCGTAGGGCAATAACGGAACTGCGCAGCGTCGAGAGCGAAACTCCAGCACTGGAGGGATATGCCGCGCTTTTCGATACGTTGTCAGAAGAGCTGTGGGGATTCCGCGAGCGCATTGCGAAGGGGGCCTTTGCCAAAACGATAAAAGCAGACGATATACGGTTCCTCTTCAATCACAACGCGGACCATGTTCTGGGCAGGAACAGGGCCAAAACGCTGTCGCTAAACGAGGATGACCAGGGCCTGAAGTTCAGGGTGGACCTGCCCGGCACACAGTTCGCGGGGGATCTCGCGGAGTCCGTCAAGCGCGGTGACATAGACCAATGCAGCTTCGGTTTTTATGTCGTGACCGATAACTGGAAGAAGGAGAACGGGGTGATCGTCAGGACCCTCGAGGAGGTAGAGCTCTTCGACGTGTCGCTGGTGACATATCCGGCCTATAAGGACACTACCGCGAGCGTACGGTCAGCCCAAACGTTGTTCCAGGAAAAGATCCAGGAACTGGAGGCTCCCGCGATGGAGGCGGAGGCTCAGTCCAGGATCCTGGTGCTGAAACGCAGGCTTGACCTGCTGGAAAACGAGATCTGATCAGGGAGGGGAAAAGCATGGAAAGAATTCTGAAATGGAAACAGGAAAGGGCAAAACTCATCAAGGAGGCCAGAGACCTGGTCGACCTGGCGGAACAGGAAAAGAGGGATCTCTCCGCAGAGGAAGAGGCCCGCTACCAGAAGATCTTTGACGATTCCGCGAAACTCAAGAGCAAAATCGAGCGGGAGGAAGCCCTTCTCGATGAAGAGCGCAACATGGCGCGGGTGAACAATGAGCCCGTCAAACCCAACGTAAACGAGAAGGATCCCGAGGCGCGCAAGAAGGAGCTCCATAACGCAGCGTTCCGTTCGTTCCTCCTCACGGGGAGGATCCCCGAAGAGTACCGTGCACTTCAGGCCGACTCGGATCCGGCTGGCGGGTTCCTGGTGGCTCCCGAGGAGTTCGTCCGGGAACTGATCAAGGAGATCGACGACAAGGTCATTATCCGCGCGCTTGCCAGGAAGTTCACCCTGACCACGTCGGATTCCCTCGGGGTGCCGGCGCTTGAGGGCGACGTAGACGATGCGGACTGGACCACGGAGATCCAGGAGGTGACCGATGATACGGGGCTTCTCCTTGGGAAAAGGGCGCTTCAGCCCCAGATGCTTTCCAAGATGGTCCCGGTGTCAATCAAGCTTCTGCGGGTTGGCGCCATTTCGGCCGAGCAGCTCGTGCGCGAACGACTCGGCGTCAAGTTCGGCATCACCATGGAAAAAGCCTATCTCCTGGGCGACGGGAACAATAAGCCCCTGGGCGTTTTCCAGGCTTCCGATGACGGGATCCCCGTAGCCCGCGATGTATCCACGGGGAACACGCAAACCGCCATTGGCGCGGACAACCTGAGGCATGTCAAGTATGCCCTCAAGGAAGGCTATCGCAGAGGGGCAAACTGGATCTTCCACCGCGACGCGATAAGCATGATCTCCCGTCTCAAGGACGGCGAAGGACAGTACCTCTGGCGTCCGGGGATCACCGAGGGCGATCCCGACAAGATCCTCAACATTCCCGTCCACGAGTCGGAATTCGTGCCCAACACCTTCACCTCGGGATCCTATGTGGGAATACTGGGCAATTTCCAGTATTACTGGATCGCCGACATGTTCGGGATGGAGATCCAGAGGCTGGTGGAGCTTCTCGCCAAGACCCACCAGGTCGGATTCATCGGCAGGGCCTGGTCTGATGGTATGCCCGTTCTGGCCAACGCCTTTGCGCGGGTGAAGCTAGCCTAGCAGCTGCCGGGGGACAAATTAAAAAGGGGGCCGCTTAGCGGTTCCCCTTTTCCCTTTGCCGGCGAAGAAAGGACAAGGAGGGGTATCGATGAAGGAACTTAGCCAGAACAGCAAGATAGAACTCGCGAAAGCGGCGCAAACCGCTGCCACCTCTGCGATAGAGTCTGACGTCATAGACATGAGCGGCTACGACGGGGTGCTTTTCCTGACCCGTTTCGGGACTGCCGCAGCCAACAACTCCGTCAAGGCTCAGCAGGGAGATGCCGCCAATCTTTCGGACGCTGCCGATCTCAAGGGGTCAAGCGTGGTATCCGGCGCAGATCCCACCAACGAGGCCGTTTACGTTGATATCTTCAAACCCACCAAACGCTATGTGAGACTGTATGTCTCGCGCGGCACGTCTTCTACCCTGGGCGAGATCTGGGCCATCAAGTACGGTCCCAGGAAGGCTCCGCAGGTTCACGCAGTAAGCGGGACTCTCACAGGCGAGACGCACGTCTCCCCTGACGAGGGTACCGCATAGTCGATTCCGTTCCCTAGATGGGATAGGTGGGGGGTCTTCTTATGGAGGCCCCTTGCCGCAGCCAACGGAGAAAGGATGATGATGGATGGGTTACCAGCCCAAGGTTTACAGGAAACAGGGCGGAGATGAACAGGTCGTAGCCGATGGGGGTAAGATCACCATTGAAAGCGGGGGCACTCTAGAGATTGAAAGCGGGGGAATCCTCTCCATTGCTGACGGTGCTCTTGAAGCCCCAGACATGGCTCTTGCCAGTGCGAAGATACTAGTCGGGAATGCGTCCGGGAAAGCTGCCGCTGCTGATATGTCTGGCGACGCGACCATTTCCAATGCTGGTGTTGTCACAATAGGCGCAAAGAAAGTTACAGCAGCCAAGACGGCCATTGCCGATGGTAAGGTTTTTATCGGTGGTGAAGACGGCGCCGCGGCAGAGAAGACACTGTCCGGCGACGTTACCGTTGACAGGGATGGCGTGACGACAATCGGAAGTGAAAAAGTCACCAATGCCATGCTTGCCGGAGGCATTGAGGCTTCAAAACTGGCCAACGGTGCGGGGCTTGCCTCCCTTCTTGCGGTGGGACTTGGCGCATCTGCGGCCTATGCCAAGACAACCGATGGGGCGCAGACGCTGTTGGCAGCAAACGGGAGTGGCGAAGGGGCAAGGGCGGTTCTGATCGTGGTTCTTGTTGATGAGACTTTTGATGCAGGCGATGGCGCAAAGCCTTCGTTCAGCATCGGAGAGACCGACACCCCGGCAAAGTTTGTATCCGGTCTTGACACGGCAACAGCAGGTGACATGTTTGTCTATGCTGGGAGCCTGACGGAGGAAAAGGCTCTACTAGTGACCGGAACTGCGGCAACCGGGACAGGAGCTGGCGGAATATCCGTAACAGTTCTTGCGCTGCCGACAACGGCATAAATAAAACCACAACAGGGGCGGGGCAAACCCGCCCCTTTCCCTATCAAGGGAGGTGTAGCGATGTTTCTTTCCAGGCAAGCGATACCGGTGATCACCGACGAAGAGGGCGACGCGGTTGTCTTCTCGGGGGTGGTTAATGGTCAGATCGTTGCGATCAAGTATGAGAAGGCCTCAACAAACGGATTCAGCGCCGGAGTTGATTTTGACGTCGAAACCGAAGCCCTGAAGCAGGAAGTGTGGAGCGAGGATGACGTCAACGACAGCAAGGCCGTATATCCGCTTGTCGGCAGCCATAACACGGACGGAGAAGTGATCCTGGTGGATGAGTCCGATGCCGTGTATCAGCGCATTTCAGCCATAGACGAAAGGGTGAAGTTCACCGTCGCAAACGGAGGCGATACCAAGAGCGGCACATTTTACCTCGTTGTCGAGGGGGTAATAGCGCAATGAAAATACGCATGAAAACGACTATGGCGGGGCCTGATGGGGTAGTAGGAATCGGGAAAATCGCTGATTTCGACCCGGAGAAGGCACGTCAATTGGTCGATGCGGGATATGCGGAATGGGTGGACAAGCCGGAACGGATACCCGAAACGGCGGCTATCGAGCCTGCCGTGGAAAAGGCGATTAAACCACCGGCGCGGAAGAGAAAGAAGTCAAAATAAGGAGGGGATGCAATGGGCCTCACGTTGGTCACGGCTCCATCTGTTGAACCGATAACGGCGGCGGAGGCCAAGACCCATTTGCGCGTGACTCATTCGTCAGACGATACTTACATCGCTTCGCTGATAATCGCCGCCAGGGAGTATGTCGAAAACTACCTGGGGCGCGCACTCGTTCAGCAGACCTGGGATCTAAAACTGGACGAATGGCCTTCCTTCCCCTTTGAGATGCCGAAGCCGCTTCTCTCATCCGTGACGAGCATTAAATACTACGGTACGGACGACACCGAGTACACCTGGGCGGCCACGAACTACGTTGTCGATACGGACAGCGTACCCGGCAGGATCGATCTAGCCTATGGCATTTCCAGGCCGACAACTGCCCTGAGAGACATGAACGGCGTGATCATTCGCTTCGCGGCAGGGTATGCACCGCTTGTCGGCGATCCACCGGTAGTTACCACGGATTACAGGGCCAACATCCCCACCGCAATTAAACAGGCCTTGTTCTTGCTCGTCGGCCATTGGTACGAGAACAGGGAAGAGGTTGTCACAGGCGCGGTGGTCAGCAAAATACCCCAGGTGTCGGAAGCGTTGCTCGCACCCTATAGGTTGTGGCCGATATGAAGATCGGGGAACTCCGCGATCCTGTCACCTTCAGTCGCAAGAATCGCACGACAGATGGAATGGGCGGATGGACGACAACCACATCTACCATTGCCACCGCATGGGCGAAAGTCAAAGTTCCGGCTTCCCGTGACGGGGTGATTGCCGATGCATCCGCGGAAACGCGGTCGCACGTTGTGACCGTCCGGCAGAATACGGACACCCTCGGCGTTCGGATTAACGACACTGTTTTGTGGCGCAGTTGGACGCTCGTTGTCAAAGCGTGTCGGCCTTTTGGGATGGAGTATATCGACTTTGACTGCCGGGTGGAATTGCCATGATAACGGTGACGGTGAAGAACACTGAAAAACTGATGGCAGACCTCCGTAAAGCCGGGGCTGACGTGCAGGAGGAAGCGCGGGCGATACTCAAAGAGCAGGCCGACAGGATACGGGACGACGCAAAGCGGAGATGTCCGGTTGATACAGGGGCAATGAGGGATTCTATCAGGTCGAGCGTGTCCAAGAAAACCCTTGATGCCTACATTTCAGCGGGTGGAGTTGTTCGGGGAACGGATACATATTACGCACAGTTCGTGGAGTTCGGAACAAAGAGTGTCCCGGCTCGCCCCTTTCTGTTCCCGTCCGGCAGAGCGAAAGAGGAAGAGACTATGGCAAAACTGACGGCGATGATGACGGCGAAACTGTCAAAGGCGGTTGAGGGTAATGGGATATAAAACAGCGTTTCAGGCGGTTTACACGGCGTTGAACGGGTCGACCACGCTCAAAGCAAAGGTGACGGGAATTTACGACGTTGTACCGGAAGGAACGGCAGGCCCCTATATCGCCCTTGGCTATAGCCAATCGCTTCGGGGCAGACTGCTCGATGATACCGAACGAGCCTGGTATCTGAACATCGACATATGGAGCGAGTACCAGGGCAGAAAAGAGATCCTTGAAATAGCGGACATCATCGCGGGTGTGTTGTCAGATGAATGGTTTCTAGAGGAACTAGAGGTACTTAACGACCCTTCCGGTTGGTACCACGGTGTGATAACTGTCAAGGGTTACAACAGATAGGGAGGAATGAGAAATGGGAGCAACGGCGAGCAAGGTTTCTGTTTGTAAACTCACCGTCGGGGCGACTGCGACAGAACTCGGCGAGGTAAGGAGTTTTTCTATAGAAACAGCACTTGGGACAATAGATGTATCGACCCTTTCAACGGACTGGAAAAAGTTTCTTGTCGGACAGGCAGGATGGTCTGGGAGCCTTGAACTTTTCTACGACCCGACCGACGCGGCACAGGCTGACCTTGTGACAAAGGCGATGGCGGGGACGAAATGCGAGATAACCGTCCAGCCTCTGGGCGCGGGGACAGCAAAGACGGAACTGGTGGGCGACTGCTACGTGACCTCCATGTCCATCTCCGGCGCAACAGAGGATGCGGTAGGGATGAGCGTGTCCTTCCAGGGAACCGACGAACTGACCCTCAATGAGAACGCCTCTTAAGGGGGTGAACTGATGGGAGCATTAGCGGCGAAAAAAGCGGTAGTGCAGTTGGACGTTGACGGCACCCTTACCGATTTCGGGGAGGTCAGGTCGTTCACCATCGAAACGGCCTTGGGGACCATCGACGTTTCGACCCTTAACACAAATTGGAAACAATATCTTGTCGGGCAGTCTGGCTGGTCTGGAAGCGTGGAGTTGTTTTATGACCCCACTGACTCAGCGCAGTCAGAGATGGCAGACCAGGCTATGGCGGGAGAGCAGGCAACATTCGTATTCATGCCCTTTGGGGAAGTCCAGTATCTGCTATCTCTAGACACCCCGACGAGCGGGACTTTCACCCTCGGCGACGGCGACGCGATAGAAACGGATGCTATCCAGTACGACGCAAGCGCAAGCGATATTCAGACCGCGCTTCGACATGCGGACGCATTTAATAACTCGGGGATCGTCGTCGCTGAATCTGGAGATGATTTCCTAATCACCCTGCCCACCGGCATGGCATCAGACCTGGAAATTACCACAGATTCCCTCGGATACGCCGTTTCAGGTACCGCAACGTGTGTCCTGCAGAACCCCGTCAGCACATGGAGGGGTAATGGTTATGTCACGTCATGGGCAGTTGCGGGAGCGACAGAAGATGCCATTGGTATATCGCTCAGTGTACAGGGTGACGGCGAACTAAAACTCAACCCGGAGGATTAACGCATGAAACTCAACGGACAGGAAGTTGAACTCAAATACGGCGTGAACGCCATTCGCGCGCTCATCAGAGAAACGAAGCAGACCCCGCTACAGATCATGCAGGGCGGGTTTGACCCGTCAGATTTGGAACTTGGAATATCCATGATCTGGGCGGGGATGCTCTGGAGTAATAAAAAGATCACCCCGGATATGGTGGGCGATTGGATAGAGAACGCTGAACCGGGGGCATATCTGGAAGCGGTGACGGAAGCCGTACAGGGATTCACCGTTGCGTTTACCCGTGCATTCGTAGCGGGTACAGGGAATGAGGACGGTAAGGGAAAAAACTGACATGCGAGGACTGGGAGCAGTCAATCAATGATTTCATCATGTTTGCTCTCGGTCCTCTCTGTCTAACTCATGACGACCTCTGGCATCTGACCTGGGGGGAAGCACAGGACAGGTTGGAGGCTCATCAGTACGCGGAATATCTTGACGCGCGAAAACGGGCGCAGATGGCGACGTGGGTACTTAATGGTTCCGGCAGACTCAAACATCCCATCCGGGTTGAGGACTTGGTAGGTCACTGGGTGGATGGGCAAGTCATGAGCAAAGGTGAATATCTGGAACACGCGAAGCGGAAAATAGCGGCGAACAAGGCGCGGAGGGGGTGAAGGATTGGCAAAGAAGAAGATAGTTTACGCATTCGGAGCCGACCTCTCCGAACTGGAGCGCGGTTGGAAAAAGATAGATAAAGACATGCGGAAAATGGCCCGTCAGTTCGAAACAACGGGCAAGACTTTAACGAAGGTCTTCACCCTTCCCCTTGCTGCCATAGGTGGTGTTGCGACAAAAGCCGCCCTTGACATTGACAATGCATTCAAGAGCATTGCTCGCGGCACAGGCGCACAGGGTGAAGCACTCAAGGGGTTACAGGCAGATTGGAAAGCAGTGGCGGGAAGTGTCTCGCAGGGCTTCGGTGAATCAGCGAAAGTCCTTGCCGATTACAACACCCGGCTCAACCTGACGGGGAAGGCGTTGCAGAAAATATCCAAGCAGGCTTTGGATGCCGGCAGGATGCTAGGGGAGAACGTTGACTCAATCGTTTCCGAGTCGTCCAAGGCGATGCAGGATTGGGGCGTCGCCGCAGACGACATGGGGAAAGCCCTTGACAGGATGTTTGCCGCTTCACAGCAGACAGGTATCGGCATGGGGCAGATGTCAACGCAGTTGTACAAATACGGTGCGGCGATGCGCGGCATGGGGTTCGACTTCCAGACAGCGACGGCATTGATGGCGGGCTTCGAGAAACAGGGTGTCAATACAGAACTGATACTCGGCTCACTTCGCCAGGGATTGGGCAGGATGGCGAAAGAGGGCATCGCTGACGCGTCTGAAGCGTTCCGGGAACTGATAAGCCGGGTCCAGAATGCGGCGACCGCAACGGAAGCGACACGGCTTGCCATTGAGATATTCGGCTCCCGTGCAGGCCCCGATATGGCGCTTGCGATACGCGAGGGCAGGTTCGCCATCGACGACCTCATAGCGTCGTTACAGAACGCAGATGGGGCGATTCAGAAAAACTCGGAGGAAACCAAAACCCTGGGCGACAGGTGGCTTGAGACGAAAAATCAAGTAATGCTTGCGGTTGAACCCATCGGGAAGGAAATTCTCACGATAGCGGAATCCGTCATGCCTAAAGTGCAGGAGGCGACAGCAAAGGCAGGAGCCGCCATAGCCGCCATGAGTGACGAGACAAAGACAAGACTTCTGGCTCTGGCCGCTGTTCTTGCGGTGGGGGGGCCGCTTCTGCTTGCGATAGGCGCGACGTTGAAGATGATAGCGCAGTTGAGCGCGGCATTGAGGGCCCTCGCTTTAGGCGCTGGTTCCCCAGTGGGGATAGCTATCCTGGGATTTACCGCGCTCGCGGCGGCATTAAACAACTTCTACAACATGTCCGAAAAAGCCAGGGAGTCCGTCAGAAAGACATACTCCGTTCTTGGCGACAAGGGAATAATCGCAGGTATCCGGGCGCAGACAGCTGCGATCAACGAACAGGCAAACGCACTCGGCAGGCTTGGCGGGGATTATGACGAAACATCATGGAGGAACCCGCAGCCAGGATATGCATCTGTCACGGGTGATGCACCAGTTATAGATATTCCAGATATACCGTCTGTGACGTTGCCGGTGATACCACAGGAAACACAGCAACGTATAGATGACATCAACGTTTCACTCGAAGGCACGGCAAACACGATGGAGGACATCAGCGGTGCCGTTGATGTTGCTGGTGACAGTTTCCGGGATCTACAGACAAGCACCGAGGATTTCTCTGCGTCTGCCACGAATTGGGGTGCATCCATCGCTGAAAGCCTTGCTGATGCCATTGCATACGGGAAGGATCTGGGAGAGGTACTTGAAAATCTTCTCCGTCAGTTAGCCAGCCAGGTTCTGCAAAAGTTTCTGTTCGGCATGTTCGGATTCGCGGACGGCGGGGCATTCTCAGGCGGTAAACTGCTCCCCTTCGCGCGAGGCGGGGTCGTCAGCCGACCTACCATCTTCCCGATGGCAAACGGGATTGGCCTCATGGGAGAAGCCGGCCCAGAGGCGGTCATGCCCCTGAAGCGTGGGCGCGACGGGCGGCTGGGGGTTGAAGCCGAAGGAGGGGGCGATACTGTCAATGTCACCATGAACATCAACGCCCTTGATTCGCGTTCGGTGATAGAGATGTTGGAGAAGAATCGGGGGGTCGTGGAGAGTATGGTTGTGTCCAGCTTTAGGCGGAACGGAATGATGCGAACCGCCATAAAACAGGGGATATAGGCGATGGGCAGGTCAACATCCCACTACAAAACACTGACACAGCCCACCCAAATCAGCCCGGTATGGTTCCTGGCGTTGTTGGACGTTCAGGAGTTAAATGCTCCCGAAGTAGTTCATTCGTACTATTTCACCGACGCATCGGAAACGCTGAGCTTTTTCGATGAGAACGGATCTCCAGAGGCATACCTCCCGATAGGCATGGAGATAGAGCCCGTCGCCATAGATCAAACACAAAAAGTCATATCTTTCCGCGTCCGTCTTGACAACGTCTCCCGTGAGCTTTCCGTGTTGGCCGGCACGCTAAAGCTGACCTCCGGTCGATGCATATTGATGCGCGGTGTTCGGGAAGACCTTTCCGAGCCGGACTGTGCGCAGGTGGTTTTCCAGGGCGCGATACGGTCGTGGGTGATCGGAGAACAATACATCGAGATTGAGATCGGTAGCGACATTCCGCTGATCAACAAGGCTCCCCGGCGACTGTTCTACCCCCGGTGTCAGTGGAAGTTCAAGTCGGTCGAATGCGGGCACACGGGGAATTATTACGGGTTCGGGGAAAAATGGTGGCTGAAGAACGCCTCTACTTACAATATTATGGACCTGCAGGCCACTCCTGATCTGACGCGAATTTCCCAGGTGATAGATTACACGAACGCAGATCCGCTCGGACAAGGCGACTACTACAATTGTCACATAGAAGCCACTCTTTATCCGTTGTACACGGAGACTTACACGATCTACACGACTGCGAATAACGGAGTCAGGATATGGATTGATGACGTTTTGATCATAGACAAATGGATAAACACCAAAACATCATCATATTCAAGTACTGTATCTTTGACGGCGGACACTCCCGTATCCATTGTGATAGAAAATTTTGAGGAGATAGACGTCCACCGGCTGTTGGTCGAATGGTCGTCACTCAGTCAGGCGCGGGAAAAGATAGGGGAAACGGCGGGTACCGTAAAACTGACCACCGATTTCGAGACGTGCGACAAGACCTTAGACGACTGCAAGCTTCGGTACAACACCCAGAGATTCGGCGGGTTCCCGCACATCGCCAGATCGAGAGACCCGAGGGCGACATGGACAAAGAACTGACGGGGTTAATTGGCCTGCCCTGGAAAATAGGTGGCCGGGACAAGAATGGCGTAGATTGCGGAGGGTTAGTCATGTTGGCATCGCGGGTTCTTTTCGACACAGAAATACCGGACAAGTGGGAATATGGGGAGAATGACAACCTGGAGGTCACAAAACAGGTCCTCTCCGACTTGCCATCTTTCTCGGACGAGACAACTAACCCTCGTGACGGGGACATAGCGGTCTACGAGCGGTGCAGGTGCGTGCATTTCGGCATTATAGCGGCTGGCCGGATGCTTCACATCGCCGATGAAGGCAGAAGCCGCCTGTCCAGGATACCAAAACACTGCAGATTTTTCCGGATGAAGGAGGTTAAATAGATGAGCATAGGATCGCTGTTGGGGGCGATTTTCAGCTTTGGGGCCACCGTGTTCGGATCCGTCTCCATATTTGGATTCACCGTCTCCGGTCTGTGGGTGTTAGGGGCGGCATATGCTCTCTCTGGCTCTTCGTCATTTTCGATCCGCAGCCCGAACTATTCCCTCGACCCGATACAGAATACGCTCTCCGGGTACGTCCCTGTCCCCGTAGCATACGGAAGGAACAGGATAGCCGGGAATATATTCTACGAGCAGTTCGGTGACGACACCAAAAGCACGATGTATTGTCACGTTGCGCTGAGTGAAGGACCTATCGTGGCCGGGGGGGTGGGGTTCAACGATGTGATGGTAAATGATTTCACCACCGCCGAATTGGGCACGATCAACAAAGAGGTTTTTATGGGCACCTTGGATCAAGAGCCGGGGAGCTACGACCCAGAGGGTCTGGCATACCCGCTCCTTGCGTATGTATCGCTGAAGATGACAGCGAACAGCAAGGTCCAGGGTCGCCCGGTCATCACCACCGTATTTAATGGACGCGACCTTGACTACCCCATGAAGGGCGAAGAGGGAGGGGGGTTTATAGACGCGGATACAACGGTGGAGCAATACATCACGCTCAGCAACTCGAAGGTCGGGTACAAGCAGATCACATCCAGTCTTGATGCAATAGGACATGCAGGATATCGGAAGTTGGAAGGATACGACGGAGAAGGATACCCAGAATACTCATATCGAACGGTTGATTATCCGACTTTTTCTTTTCAGGCGTCCACCTACTCCCCCGGCAGCACGAACACCATCTGCATTCCGTGGAGTTGGATCCAGGAGAGGCCAATTTTGGGCCCGTGGAATACTTATACATATAAGATCAGGTTGTTCCCAGACAGTATGGACGACAATGTCTATTATGATTTCAGCGTAAATGTGCCCTCTGATGTCAATGAATCGTTCACCGTATGGGGGGACGACGGCACCGCCTTGCACTGGGAACTCAGGCGGTTTGCAGAGGAAGAAGGAATCATTTCGAGAAAATACTACTCAGGTGTGCTTTATCTGCGGGTACCTGGCGCTTTAGTGGTTCCGTCCGGCAATGCCAAGATCCAGGTTACTCGGACGTATTATTCCGGGACAGCCCCCTCGTTCGTCTACCCGAGCGTACCAGATGGGTATAGTCGGAGCTCTTTAAATGATATACAGATGGCTGGATTGCTGAACTACAACGACATTTTAACTGATTCGCCCTTTGGCTCATGGGTTGTATCGGATGCGCTTGCAAATCCTGCCTGGGTACTCTACGACTTGTTGACAAACCAACGATATGGCGCGGGAATTCCGGTTGCGTTCATAGATGTGGACTCTTTCTCAGAAGTCGCCTCAAGATGCTCGGAGGAGGAAATATCATTTAATTTCATTTTCGACCGACAGCAGCCCATCCTCGACCATCTTTCCGAGGTTCTGGCTCACTTCCGGGGCTGGATGCTGGTCAGGGACAAGGTATACATCGGCATGGATGCGCCCGTCCTCGCACCTGTGGCCACGATAACGGCCGATGATATTGTGGTCGGATCGTTCAGCTGGTTTGAGAATCCGTCCGATCAGGTCCCGAACTGGCTCACTGTCGAATATACCGACGGCGATGGAGAGGGGAATGGCGGAACATGGGAGCGCGTATCGGTCGATGCTATCGATTATGATGACGTGGAAAAGCGTGGCGTGGTGCAATCGTCCTATTCCTTGCTGGGGATCAACGACAGGGTTCAGGCTGAGAAAATGGCGGACTTCCTACTGGCGAAGGGCAAATATTGCCAGGTGTGCTGTAGCTTCTCGACTGCTTTGCATCAGTCCGACATAGAGGTCGGGGACGTGATCGCCGTGACGTACGACCTGCCCGGCTGGACGGAACAGTGGGTCCGGGTGATGTCCGTCACGGACGAGGAATCCGGCACCATCCGCATAACCGGGGTTGTGTATGATGACCGGATCTATGCAGGCCTGACTGGGGGTGGAAGTTGATGGAAGAGTTTGATTTTGTCCCTCTGTATTCTTGGCAGATGACGACTGGTTATCGTGTCCTGGTCACGGAAATGGAAAGCGGGCCGGAGCGCCGGTATTATAAGCGTCGCCGCCCCCGTGAATGGCAGCTGACGTTCAGGAACAAGCCGGATGTTGTACAGGAGATCGAGTGGTTCTTCCACGAACACAAGGGCCCGTTCGGCACGTTCCTGTGGCAACCGCCGGGCGAATCGCAATACCTGACTTGCCGCT